TCCGACATTTCCCTTTATCCTTTTATTAAGCAGGATTATAAGTATGAATAACTTGATATAATTGAGATCCAGCTGTTAAAGTATCATCTTTTTTTGCAGTAATAGAAAAAGGCATAGCTGATACAGGATCAGTATCATTATCAGATTTTAAACTAAATTGAAGCCCATTATCAATTGTAGCTTTATATAAAAGAATTACAGTTGATTGAGTTACACCACTAATTAAACGTCTATTAGTTATTTTAAAAGCCCTTGCAGTTAAATCAGTATTTCCACCGGCATTAATTATTGTTTGCCCAGAACCAGAACCAGCAGAAGAGGTTAAAGCTCCACAACTAATAGTAGCTAATACAGAAGCGTCAAATTCTATTAATTCCCCTGATACTGTAAAAGTTTCATCTGCTATTCCTTCTATAGGATCAGGTCCATTTCCACATTGAGTATCAAATTTAACTAAATTATGAGTAGGTTCATTTACTATCCCACAACCAAGATTAGTCCATCCTGTAGCAGAAGCCGCTGAAGTTCCATAAACAGCTGTTTCTATTTTACAGTTGCCTATAATTAATTTAGTAGTATCAATTGTAGTATTCTGATATAACATTTTTATTTCTCCTTATTCATTTGTTATGACCATAATATCAATAGGACAATTAAAACAATTTTCAGTTTCATTTTTTACTCCATTATCAATAATTAAACTATTTTGAATAAAATCAAAGTTATCTTTAGGACCATTTACGGTTCCATACTTACCTTGTCCTTGTGATCCTGTTAGTTCCTCTAGTACTACTGTACCTAAATCTCTTGCAGCCCTAGCAGTTCCAGCCCGACAATTTATAGAAAATATTGGATTCTTTAATCCATTAATTCTTTTATGTGGTAAATCATAATAATTAATACTAGGCAATATTTCTGTAGTGGGTTTAGTTGCATAATAAACTCGGCCATTTACAATATTAGAAACAGCAGTTGATTGTATTAAAACATATCCTACAGCTTGATCAGGAGTCATTTAAATTCCCCTACTTCTTAAATATTGTTCATGCTGAATTAAATATTCCCCAAAATGATATTTACCATTTGCACTAACTATAGGAACTATTTCCCCTTGTGCTAAATGGAAAGCAGGTCTTAAATATGGTTGGGCATCCATTTTAATAGTTCCATATTCTACATCAGGAGCATAATCAACAGCAGTACCTACCCATGTATCTAATGGATCAGTTGGTTTACTTATTTTTTTAAATGAAGATAAATCCCCTCCTAATGTTAGTATTTGTTCAATTCCATATTCAGATGGACTTCCTAATTCTGTTCCTCTATCTATACTCTGCGTATTTATAGAAGCAGCTAAATATCCATATCGTCTAGGACATAATTCTTTAGCAGACCCTTCTACTACTAATCCAATTTCATAAGTAGAATCTTTTACAACTTTTTTACCTTGAAATTTTATAAAATCTCCATTCCAATTTTTAGTTATATCGATTCTAGTCATTTAAGTTGTCCTTTGTAAACCTTGAGTAATTATCTCATTCATATTCATAACATTATCAGCAAATCCATCTACAGTATAAGTATTGGAATTCCAAGTTACTGTTTCTATAAAAGTTCCACTAGTTATAGCTTCATTAAAATTATATTCCCCATAAGGAAAACATAAAACATGTGTACTAGTTAAAGCATATTTCCCAGTTATAAATCTACTATTAGCTCCAACTTGCCATATAGCAGCCCTAGAAAGAATAACTGAAGTTGTAGTAGTTGTAGTTCCTCCCATACCATCAGAAGCCTGTATAGTTTTATTTATAGTAACTTCATTCTTTAAGTTTAATAAAGATTTAAAGTTTCCAAACATCATTTTATTTTCCAAGTGCCTTTTTTCTTGCAGCAGCGGCTTTTTTAGCTGCCTTAACCCTTGGATCGTTTTTATATGCTTTTGCAGTATTGGCTATCATCTTTTTTTCGCTCTTCCCTCCTGCAATTGTTATTCCAAGTTTTTTACTTTTACTTTTACTTCCTTTCTTTCTTCCACTTCCTGGTCCACCCATTTTAATCTCCTTACATTAATCTCGCTATTATAAACGGCGTCAATTTATTTGTTAATTTTGCAGGATATCCATATTCATCTTCTTTACTATCCGCAAATGTTTCACTAAACGGTCCTAAACTATGACTTTTTATTCCTGCTGCATTACTATCTCTATAGTCACAATCATACTGTATCATTAAAGCGGCTATTTGTTTTACTACCTCTGGCCATTGAACTACACTAAAATAAATTGCAGCCCTTTGGTTATTAAAAGTTTCATTTACTACTGAATAGCTACTTATTATTGTTAAAGTAGAATCAACTATATTATCTATAGTTTTTATTCCATCATTTCTATAACTTCCATAAATTAAAAAATCATCACCATCTTGGAAACCATAATTTTCCCATTTTTCAGAATCTAATACTATTGTTCCAGCTGTTTTATTAAAAGTTACATTAGCTTGAATACTTAATTCATCCGAATTAAAATAATTATTAGTGATTAAATTAATTCTATCTTGTACTATTTGTATATAATTTCCTGCTATTATAGTTCCAGCTGTTACTGAAATATTAGGAGCATAAACTGAAACTGCTGTAGCTGTTAAAATAGCCATATTTTTAATCCTAAAATAAAGGGGATATCTTTCAATCCCCTTTATTATTTTATTCAGTTACCCTAGGATACTGATAAGCCTCTATAGAAGCAGTACCAGTACCTACGAAAGAAAATACAATTGTTTTAGCAGTACAATTGAGGAATCGAGTTCCTTCAAAATCTTGTCCCCCAACAATTACTGATGCAGAACTAGCTATCACGGTTAAAGCTTTATCGCCTTGACCAATACTAGAATAAATAGTCCCATTACCTAAAGTAGGAGTTACACTTCCACCTACAGCAGTAATCCTAACAAATAAAGAATTAAAATCAATAGCTCCCTGTGCTGTAGATGCTTGTATAGTACAAGTCTCACTAGAAGCTACCTCAGTTACACCGACTATAGTTGTCCCTAGTAAACTAGGAGTGATTATAGTTAAAGTTGTGCTACCCATAATAAACCTCCTCTATTAACCAGCAGTTTCGGAAAGATATAAAGTTATTAAAGCATTAGGCCTTACAACTTTTCCACCATATAAATAAAGTCCTTTTATACCCTGATCAAAATAATCTTCCCTTTCTACAGGTTTAACTTTAGAAATCTGTCCAGCATAAGTAATAGCATTTTTTATACCAGCCATAATTCTATATTGGGTCCCATCATTAGAAACATTATTAGAAACATAAATTTTAAATCCTAAAGCTTCCCCAACAAAACCAGGAATTGCATCTTGAGTAGTAACTTTAGGAACAGCAGTAGCAGAAACTCCACCAACCTCAGCAAGTAAAAGTTTTTGGTGTACCCAAGGAGAAATTACAATCCAACGTAAAGCTTCAGGAACATTAGCTTCAGAAAGATAGCGGGAAGCATAAGAAATTGTTTCAATAACATTTCCAGAAGATACTGCAAGAGAAGTAGAAGAGGTTCCTACAGTTCCAGCAGATCCAACTACAGCAGCCTGAGAATATAAAGAAGCAATAAATTGATCTATTTTATCTGCTACAGCATAAGATGCTTCACTCATAGCATCATTCATAATTTTAGGCTTCATCTGTGCAGTATCAATATCATCGACTGCAAAACTAAAAGATTGAGCTTGGTCAATTATTAAAGTTTTTTGTGCAGAAGTTAAAGCCTGCCAACTTAAAGCACCATACTTAGTATAATCCGATACTGTTATAGGACCAATTTCATTAATATGAACAGTATCACCGAATTGACTTATTTCACCTTCATATTCAGTATTTACAATATTCCCAAATACTAGAGCTTTTCTAAGCCTTACAAAAAGTTTAGCACTCCATATTTTAGGATTAAAATTCTCTAAACCCATATTATTTCTCCTATGCGGTTATTTGACTATCTAATTTTCCTGACATTTCTAATTCTATTAATTGATCTTGAGTAAGGGAAGATAAATCAACTTTATCTTTATCATTTTGACTACCACCCTTAGGTTTAAAAGAATTAGCTGCCACGAATTCATCAATTGCTTTTTGTCTTTCTTTTTTTAGAAAGTCTTTTAATCTATTAGCATATAAAGCAAACTCTTCCGATGATTTAAAAGAAATACCCTCTACAAACTCTGGATTAATTCCTTCTTTATATGCAATTTCATTTATTTTAGCAACCTTTTTATCATTTTCATATTTTTCTTCAAGCTCTTTCATTCTTAAAGCTTGTTCTTTTATTTGTCTCTGCTCTGGAGTATCCTCCTTATTCAGTTCCATTAATTTTTCATTTACTCGTCTAGCAATTTCAGCTTCAACAGCTTTTTTATTTTTTTCATCATGAGTTTGAATAGCTTTAGTTGCAAAAGAATCAAGCTTAGGTTGTAAAATAGATAGACCCTCTTTAGTTTCTAAAAACCCTTTTACTACATCTGAATCAACAGGCTTTTCAGGAACTATAGTTTTTAATATCTCTAAAACTTCTGGATCTTCCTTTTTACTTTCTAAAAAAGATTTTACAGTTTCTAAAGATAAAGAATTATTTTCATCATCTTCACCAAAATACTGTAAATCTATCTTATCCCATACATTTTTACTTAGCATTTTTTTTACTCCTTGAACCAGTTAGTTTTTTTAATCCTTCCTGTTTCTTCTTTTCAGAAACTACTTTAGACGGTCTTCCCCGTTTCTTTTTTGTAGTTTCTTTTTCCTTGGAAACTAGAGCTTTCTTTGTAGTTTCAACAGTAGTATTTTTTCTATTCAATGCTTCCTGTCTACGCTCCCTAGCTGCAATTTTCCGTTCTTTTAATTTACCCATGATTTTTTCTTTATCCTCCAAAATTATTAAAATAAAAAAAGACAGTTAAACTAAAATAGATAATTAAATCTATAATAGCTTAACTGCCTTCTGTTTACAGTTTGGCAATCATATCTATATAAATAATATATAATATATAGATAAAAAATAAAAGTACTTTAATTCATTAGTATAATTATTCTATTATTAAATATACCCCCAAAAACCTAAGACCCTACTTTACATATAACTACAGGAAACATAGGAATATTTGGAGTAGAAGTAGTATACCATACCTTAGGATATGGATTTTCAGGTATATATGGAGGTATATTTAATTTATTTTGTTCTTTAAAAAAATTAGATAATTCATTCATTTCATCTAAAGTCAACTCTATTTCTTTTCCTGTACTTAATTTTATATTTACTATCATTTTTTACTCCTTTTTACACATAATATTTAATATTATTAGTATATATTTACCTTATTTCCATCGCTACATATTGTTATATTTTCACTTTTCTTTTTTAATGGAATCTGGTCTTTATCAATAGAACCTTTTTGAACATAAGTTACTTGTCCAGCTGTTATAGTAAATATTAAAGATACTTCACCAAATTGTTTTTTCTCTATTTCATTTTTAGCCCATCCAAGATAATTTTCTATGGTTGTCCCTGTAGTACTTATCATTTATTTATCCTTTTCATAATTTTTAATACATGAATCATTCTTTTACTATCTAAAATAACATCATAACCTTGTTTAATCCTATTTAATTCTTCCTCAGTAAATCCTGCTATTTTTAATTTATTTAATAATATTCTATTATTTTTTTCTAAATTACTTTTTAAAAAATAATCTATAGAACTATTATTTTCTAAATTTATATAATTTAAACTATTATCAAATAAATGAAGTCTAGCAAAACTATGTTTATTTAAAACTATTTTACATTTAACTTCTATTAAAAAATCAAAAGCAGCACTAGAAACATCCCAAGGACAATATATTTCAAATCTTTTATAATCCCTATTAATATAATCAGATAATATTAAACTATCTGAATGACTACCACCAGAAGAAATAAAATATATAATTATATTTTCATTCTTATCTATTTTATCAATATCAGATAATAAAGTTTTAATACTTTTTTCATCTATTTCTCCATCAAATTTAATTGCTTTCATTATATTATCACTTCATCCTTAAACTTTACCTTATACTCCATTTCACTATATTTATTATTTATTAATTTTTCATAATTAGCTAATTGTTTTTCAATACTATTTTTTTGTATTTGTAAATCATTTATTTGTTTATTAATATCATTTAAATCAAATCTTAATTGTTTAATATTATCATTATAAGTTTCTATAGTGTCAACTATTTCATTTAAAGCTTTTCCAAAATCTGAATCAGGATCAATAGGCATTTTCATACTCCTTATTTCTTTTTACTCTTTTTTACTTTCTTCGGTAATTTCTTACCTTTGGGTGTTTCTTCCTCAAACTTTTTAGCTAATTTAGGATTAGTAGCCCATAAATATTTTCTTTGCACTTTACTTTTTATTGGCATTATTTTTACTCCTTTATAATTATTATACAATATTTCTCTATTTTTTTAACCAATCTGGATGAAATTTCTCTGCATATTTATTATAAGGCATATAGGGTAAAACGCCCTCAGCCCTAGTTCTCATTAATTGTAGAGAATATCCTTCAACTTCAAACCGTAAAGTACATCTACAATTGATCCTATTCCCTGCACTTAAATTAGGATCACCAGGATATAAAGCTTTCTCCCCTCCTAAATTAAAATAACCATCTTCCCCTCTTTTTTGTCCATCAGCATTTCTATGATCAAATCTAGTTTTTCCATCTTTAGTAGATGACCATACATCTATACCTTTTACTCCATTTTGTATAGCTCTTTGATATGCTATAGCTTGGCCTGCATTAATAGCTGTTTGTCCTTCTGTCCTAATTATAGTTATAGCTGAACTATATATTTTATTTAAAACTTTTTTTAAATCTCTAGCCATTTGATCATAACTTTGTCCTAAAGATATACCATTTAATAAAACTGACCGTATTCTTTTTTTAGATTCAGGACCATAATTTTTTAATGCTTCTTGTAATTCTATATTCTTAGGATTAGTAATATCAAATAAAGATAAATAACTTTGAGTATTTACATTTCCCCAAGATAATCTTAAACCAGTAGTATTATCAATAGCCCAGGCATAATGATAAAAAGATTCATTAAATTGAGAAGGTAATAATCTTTTTATTGTTTTTATATTAGATTTTAAAGCTGGATCTATTTTTTCTAATATTTGTTTTTCCATCGTACTATACTTATTATATTTAGTCATTTCAGTACGAGTCAATTTTCCATTTATAGCATATTTATCATATATCTTTTTCATTTCTCCATAAATTGAAGTTAAAGCATTTAATAATTGTTTTTGAACCTCCCTAGAATATTGAGCTTCTAGGGAAAGTAAATAATTAAAAACTTGATTTTCTAATTTATTTAAATCTGGCATTATTTATTTCCTAGAATTTCTTCCTTCGCTGCTTCCTCAGTATAACCATCATTAATTAAATCATTTATAGCCTGTATAGCCTGCTGTTGTTCTTCACTTATAGTATTTTCATCAAATAGATTACTGTCACCTATCATCATTTCTCTTTCTTCCATTTCCAATTTTAATTCTTCCTCAGGATCTGGAATAATATCTTCTGGCATTATTCCTATAATAGCTTTCCTACTAAATCCAGCATGCTGCATTACTAAAGCAGCTTGAGCAAAATCTTGAGCATTTAAAGGAATATTTCTTTTATGATTTATTATAATCATCTTAGAATGATAATTTTCATTTTCTCCTTTTAATTTTAAATAATTTGCTATTATATTTATTCTCTTATATAATCCAGTATCAAAATCTGCATCTGTACTAGATACTAAGTTTTCAAAATCAAACATTAATCTTAATATTGCTATTCCTGAAGCTCCTGTCATTTTTTCACTAGTAAAATCAGGAACATGAGATTGTATATGTATTTGATCCCTTAATTGTTTTCCTATGTGTTCTATAAAACTAGTTGGAATATCTTTTGTTAAAAACTTTATATCCCCATCCCCAGGAATATTTTCAAATACTCTTCTTCTCTTTAATAGTTTTAAAGCCCAATTTAATTTTGTTGGGTCCTTTTTATCTAATGGATTAGTAAGACCAAACTTTTTCATTATTAAATAAGCAAAAGCAAATCTATCAAATTCATTCATGGAATCACTAAATAAAACATCATAAGCATCTATTAATCTTAAAACATTTTCAAATATTGATTGTATTTCATCTCCTTGATAAAATGCAATAATAGGAATTTCTTTAATTACATTCATTTTTCCTAATTCATCTATTTCTATTTTCCATTCATAATTATTATCTTTAAATATTTTAAAAGTATCTATTATATCTTTATAATAAACTTCTACTTTATATTCATCATCATTATCTAATTTATAAAATCTAATTCCTATTTTTAATTTGGGTTCTGGACTAAAATCATATAATACTATCATCTCTCTAGGATCGACTACAAAAAACCGTATAGTATTTTTATATAAAATATTTCCTTCTTTTACTTCTGTTTCTGAATCTATATAAAATAATTCATATGATAATCCAAATATACCTAAATTTCTACCATGCCTATTTGTTTTAATTGGCTCATCATTTATATCAAATATATCTGTTATTTCATTTAAAAATAAATCTTCCTCTGATACTTTTTCTATATCTAATTCTATTTTATCATCTTTCTTTTTTTCTTTTTTGGCCTTATTAGCTTTATATGTTATGTATCCAGGACGAAAGGCATATCCAGTATAAGTATTCACTAATTTTCTAGCATAAGAAACTGTAATTTTTTCATCCGGATTATTAGGATCTGGAGTTTTTCTATTTAATATTTTAACATTCTTTCCTTTATAATATTCCCATAAATCATCTAACTTAGGGACCTCTTTTGCTAAATAATCTTTTATATATTTTAAAACATCTTCAGCTTCTAATCTTTCTTTACTAATTTTCTTTAGTACCATTTTTATTTTCTCCTATATTTTTATAATCCTAAATCCGATAATGACCACAATCCATCATTACTATCATCATAATACTGGATTTGATTAGACCATATATATTCTGTTCCATATCGTAAAGCTGCTATTGTATCATCATTTACTTGTACAAAATCATCTATAGCATTTCCATCCTTATCTTCTTTTCTTTTAAACATTGCTATTTCTCTAGCTAGATTAGGGCATCTATCTTTATTTATATATATTTTAGGAATACTAATTAAATAATCAATTCCAAACTTTAATGATCCAGGTCCTTTTTTTGCTCCTATAACATTAAATCCACTTCTATTCCATTCTTCTATTCTATCCTGTTCCGCACTATCAGCTGTTATAGGACAATAATAAATACTAGAATTATCTTTAAAATAATCCTTTGTATTATTTATAAAATCCAAATTAGTCCATTTCTTTCCATAGACTTCATCAAAAACATATAAAGCTTCTTGTTCATTATTTTTATGGTCTTGATGAAATCCACATCTTTCTATAGTTGAAGCATGAACATATCCAAAGTCCATTCCATTACAAACATTATATAAATCATCCTCTTGATATGGAAAATCACTATCAGATATTAATTCATAATTATGAAATACTATATTTCCTAATATTCCCCAATTCCCTAAAACATAAACATCATAATAATATTTATCAATATATTTTAATTTTAATAATTCTTTTCTTTCTTCTTCACCATAAAATCTATTATCTATATGAGTAGTTTTTAAAATAACTAAATTAGGATTTTTTAATAGAGCTTCTGAGTCTGTATTTTCATGCTCATAAAATAAAGTTCCTTCTGGAGCTTTATCTATAAATTCTTTTTTTATAAAATGAGTTTCTAATATTGGATTCATTGATCCAGTAAATCTTTTTTTAGTTTCTGATAATCCTCTTAATCGTACTACATTTAATTGATAAATATCCTTAGGAGTAAAGTTTGTCATTTCTTCACAACGTATATGTGTAATAGGTCCATTACTAGCTCTTATACCTTTTACTTTTTCTAATTCATTTTCATCTTTACATCCACCAAATAATATTTCATTACCTGTTTTTAAACAGATTATTTTTTCTCCGCCTTTAGAATAATTTATTTTAAACTCTCTAGATAAAGTCCCATTAAAATATTCTTTATTCCAATTATCAATTACATAACATAAATCTGAAAAAGTTGTATAATGATGAGATGCAGCTACTTTATGCATTATTAATTTATTACATTGTTTTCTAGTCATTATATCAAGAATATCTCTTTGAGCTAAAAAATAACTTTTACCAGATCCACCACCACCATAAAATATTTCAGTTCTAGCTGTACTTTTTAAATAAGGGAAAAATGCTTTATTAAAAGATTCTTTAGGAATTGTATATCTCATTTATTATTCTTTCATAGCAAATACTATTGTTAATAATCCAAATATTAAACTTATACCTAAACATAAATCAAAATATAATTTCCCATTAAAGATTAATATTAATGAAGCTATAATAAAAAGTATTGTTAAAATTAAACTAATTATCTTTCCCATTACTTTTTCCTTTAATATCAATTAAACATTCTTTAATTTTATTCCATGCCATTATATCAATTTCTACACCATACTTATAAACTAATTCCTCTATCCAATTAATATAATCATTAAATTCTGGAATATTTTTATTATAATTAATTGGTATCCCATTTTCAATTAACTTTTTATCTATTTTTAATTCTCTATGAGCTAGTATAATATCATATACTTTCATTTGTATATCATATACTTTCATAAAAACTTCCCATATATTACTAATTAATTTATTATTCTGTTTTTGTTTTTTCATTCTTATTCTTTTATTCATTTATTATTCCTATTTTATTTCTATAACAAATGGTTCACCATCAGCATTTCCTATATCTATTTCTTTTATATCACCCCAACCGTCTTCTGGGAATTTCTTTCTTGGCTTTCTGTTATTTAATATATATTCTATTGCTCTTAAATTGGGTTCAGATCTTAAAGTTATAGGAACTCTTTCTACATGACTTCCTGCATTATTTCCATCTGATACTACAACTATTTTTTCTGATCTAAATTTATAACCTTTTGCTAAATCATAAAGTCTTTTTTCAGCTGTTTTTATTTTATTTTCTGCACCTTCTTTTAAAGACTTACTGAAACTTGGATATAATTTTTTATATTTAATTCCTATAGGTTCTGAAATTCCTAAAATAGAAAAAATATCTCTCTCTATAAAACCTTTAGTAGCCAAAGCTTTAGCTACATTATCCATCCAAGGTTGGTATTTAGTAGGACAACCACGTTTTTTATTTTGATTAGTTTCTTTCTTTAAGTTTTTTTTATTAGCCATGTAATATAATATATAATAGTTTTTAAATATAAAAAAGTAGATTATTTATAAGAATTTTCTATGCTTTTCTTTAAAACATTGAATAAAATCTTTTATTTTATCAATAATAGTAAACTTTTCATCTATTAAAATAAAATAAAACTTTTCTCTTTTCTTTAATTTTTGAGAATAATTAATATATTTAGATTTTCCTTTCCATGGAACTGCTAAATATTTTTTCGTTCTGTCTGAAAAAAGTATTTCAAAATGAGTAATATTTTTTATTTTTAAATAATCTATTAATAATTTATTTCCTTTTTTTATTTTTTCTAAATTATAAAAAGAAATATAAAATATTTTAATATAAATATTATTATCTATTATATCCTCAACTTAACATATTAATAATTTTATCTTTTTCAAAATATAAACCTTTAATTTCTTTTATTGGTATTTCTATACTATCACAATTTTCAAATATTAAAGAAACGGAAACTACTTTTTTCATTTATTTCTCCTTTATTTTAATTTATATATTGTTTTTCTATAATTAGATTCAATTCTATTAATAACACCTAACATTTTAGGCCCTATGTCTTTTCTATTTTTTAATTCAAAATAAATATATTTAAAAGCTTCTAACATATATTCTTTAGTATAAAAAGGGCTAAAAATATAATGATGATTTTCCCATATCCTCAATTCTATTAGAGCCGCATGATTCCATATCATCAACCAAGTATAAAATAAATGCTTTGTTTTCATTTCAGATATATAAAATTCACCTCCGCCATTGCATATAGCAGAACGCCATTTAAAACTTTTTACTAACTCATTCATTTTTATTGCTCACTTTTATAAAAAATAGAAATTCCTACTAAAAAAGAAGCTATAAAAAAAATAAAAAATAGAAATATTCTACTAGAAAAATTAGAAGCTTCCACAAATAAAATAATATTAGTTATTGAAAAACTAATACCTAAAGAAAAAACATAAGCTCTAATAATATAATTTTTCATTTTTTATTCCTCTTCTTTTTCTAATAAAATTAAAGATTTTAAAATATTTATTTTTTTATATCTATCATGAATAC